ATGTTTTTAACATCGCAACAAGTACCTATTGTTTTAAACATGAATTGTTTGAAACGTACGAAAATGCTGAAATTAATAGTTTATTAAAATTGATTGAAATAACCAAAAATTAATGAGAACATTTATAGGCGTTGACCCAGCATTAAGATTAAACGGAATGGCTGCCTGTTTTATTATGCCAGACAAAGAGGTAAAATTTAAAAAATACAAAAGGTTTGTAGATTTTTTAAAAGATGCTATTTGGTGGACGATGTATTATAACCCTGTTGTAATGGTAGAGGATAGTAGCCTTCAAAACATAACCTTTAATAATTCTACAAACAGAGCTATTTTGTCCCGTCTGTCCCGAAATGTAGGCATGAATCAGGGAGCGTCAAGAATAGCCTACGAATGGATTAATGAGCATGGATGCGAAGTTTATAATATTTCTCCCGAACAAAAGGGTAAAAAATGGAGTAAAGGATTATTTTTAAGAGTATTCGAGCGCGAAGGCTACACATTTGAACCAGATTTTAAACCAGAAAAAATAAGTCAGGATGAAATAGATTGTTTTACTCTTGCTATTCAGGCTAAAAATTATATGAAACATGGAAAATAAAGAAACAAAACCAAATGATGCAATTCACAACGTTATTAATTCAAAAAAGGATTATTCGGACGATAATATTTATAAAAGTAATGGTTTAACCAAACGCGAATACTTTGCAGCAATGGCAATGAAAGGAATAATCACTAACAAGGATGGACTTGATATTAAAATTGAACGCATTGTTGAAAGTGCGGTCGATACGGCAGACGCCTTAATTGAGGAACTAAACAAAACAAAGTAAAATGAAACAAAAAGTTGAAATAATAGATGGTATTAAAATTACCACATGGAAAGAAATTGAAAAAATTTCTAAATTGTATCCGAAACCAATTAGATATGCTGAAGGTACGCAAGCTAGATTATTTCTTTTAAAATTTTATATGGAACCTTTAATGAAGGATGAAAATCCTCCGATGTATAGAATGGAACCTGGGAGAATGATAACTATAGCGTACAAGATTTATAAGGAATCAATGGGTGATGCTACGAAAGATTTGGCGTTAACTTTACTAAAGAAATTTATAAACTAGGTTAATTTTGCAATTTGTTAATTATTGGTAAATAAGAGGGTTAGGCAAATGTCTAGCCCTTTCCATTTAAAACATTACCACTCCGATTGATTCAGCATAATCAATAACCGCTCTAGCGTGGCACCTTGCTATTGTGTTTTGAAATGATGGGTCAAACATCATTTTAGCGTCTTGAAAATTTGTAAAGAATCCATTTTCAGACAAAACCGAAGGCATTAAAGTTTTGCTTAAAACGTAAAACCTTTCTTCTTTGTCGTAATCCCCGTCGCTATTATCATGACGAAAAACCCAATTAGGATAGGATTTTTTAACTTCTTTGTATAGAAATTCTGCATAAACATCCGATTGTGTTTGTCCTGGAAATGTAAACACTTCAAAACCCCTAGCACTTTTATTTTCAGCTGCATTTCCATGAATGCTTAAATATAAAGAACGACTATAATTTTTAGCTGCAAAGTTAGCTTTTTGTACTCTTTTGCTTAATGGTGTATCTATTATTTCATCATAAACTTTCATTGTGGTCATGCCCCAATCATTCAAATATTGTTCGATGAGATTGGTAACGGCCCGGTTGAACACGCCTTCAAAAAACCATCCATAAGAATGAAAGGTTCCATTATTGTGTTGGCTACATTTAGATGGGTAGGTAGTATATCCATTTGGTAGTTTTACTTTAGGATTAATGCCACCGTGCCCAGCATCCAGAAATATACAAAATTCTTTTTTGTCCATAATTTTAATTTTTAAGGGGAATAGAACTCAATCTACTCCCCTCGGCACTAAGGTAGCGATTCTTCTGCGCCTATAATTTGAACCCAATCAATGCGAAAGCCGCACCAACGATTGATAACTTTGCAGGTAATTTCACTTCAATTTCCTTCCCAGCACATTCCCTCGATGTCTCCTTAATCTTGTCCCAAATAATTTGAGCCAACTGAATGTACTCGCGCCAAGTAAATTTCACTTTGTTGCCCTCAAGATGAACGTTTATTTCCGAAGCCAACTCGGCAAAGTTCATTGAGTAACAAGCCACGTCCCCTAATGGACTTTTTACGGTATCTGCATTTTTCAATGCTTCTTTTAAATTAGTCTGCATATTGTGTTTTTTTAAAGATTCAATAATAGTAGAATGAGTGTTTATTTTTTCCATTGGTTCAGCGATTAAAAAAACGTGTAATTAAAACACCAAGGTTTACACCGGTAATGCGTTTAATATTTTCTGAAATAGAATAAAGCTCCACCGTTGCAATTAAAAACGCTGCCATGTATGTAATGTTGAACGGAAGGGAAAAAGTATTTCTTGCACCCTCGAATATCAAGATAGCACAAAAATACACCACTATTTTTTCTATGGTGCGATAAAGCCCTTTACTATTTATCTTTTGCCCTTCCTTCTTTGCCGCGAGGATTCCTGTTGCCATGTCAGCAAAAACCACGAATACCGTAAATATCAGAAATCCCTTAATTGGTATGAAGAAGGAAAAGATCCATCCACAACAAATCGCATAAGTTATTTTTTCCCATCCAAGATGCAAAAAGTTTATTAAGGTTGCTTTCATTTAGTTGGTTTTAACTGCCTCAAAATTACTTTGCCATCCTGTGAAATATACCTATTTTTTGCCTCCTCCCAATACAAGTCAATGAATTGCCCTAAGATTGGATAACTTATTAATCGAATTACAAACTTTGAAAATACAATAGCGTTTTTTGCCGTTGAGCCTTCGACAATGTACCTGAATGCACTTGTATTTTTATTGTAATTAAAGTCAACTGCTGCTGTTATTCCAAGTGACGTTATCTGCCATTTGTTATCCGTGTAAAATTCTGCATTGTTTTTAAGAATAGTATCCAATGGATTTTTGCCCGTCATTGTCAAAAGGTTGTTATTTTCCCTTATGACTGCTGTTATTTTCCTGCCAAAATCATAATAAGCTACAACCTTGTCAGCAAAGTTATTTGCATTATTTTCAAAACTTGACAAAGCACCATAATAAAGCTGACTTGTATCCCCAATAATGGAAGCCTTTTCATAATACCCACCGTCCGCATAATCGGCACGGTAAATAAGATAATAAGCATTGTCAATAATTTTGACATACGATGTATCAAAAGTGATTGTCTGGCTTTGAAGCTGAGACGCAAATAATAAAAAGAAAAATATTTTTTTCATATTTATGTTTTTAGTTTTTAATTTCCAGCCATTATTACCCAGTAAGTACCATCGCTTACTAAAGTTGCCCACTTACCTCCGCCACTTGCTAAAATTGCAGTACCTATCGTTGTGCTATTTAATGGTTCAATATTACTACTTAAGGAATTTACCGCACCTGTACCAGCATTTTTTATATGCAATTCTTTGCCAGGATAAGTAGCTGCATTGGGTAAAGTTAAAGTAATAGTTGAATTATTTTCCAATTTTAACCAAGTTGTATTTACGCTAACTATCAATGATGTAGATGTTGAATTACTATATGTACGTTCAAGCCAATTTGTATTTAACCTACCGCCAAATGTACCTGCTGAAAGAACGTTTAATTCTCCATTTACGTCAAGCGTTTTAGTAGGGCTATTTGTACCAATGCCTACCTTGCTTGTTGACGCATCCACGAAAAGCATGTGTGCGTTTGCTTCACTTTCCACACGGAAGTCGGAATCAGTTGCGGCTTCATTGAACACGGCTCCACTATTAAAAGTCGCAGCATCTGTAACGGTTAATAATCCTGAACTATTTATTTTCATTCTTTCGGTTAATCCGATTTTAAATGATAGCCCTGTTGTATTTATTGTTTGGATAGTATTATCTGTTGAACCAATGGTTGGTGCGGGTATTAATTGTAACGTTGAAAAAGGTTGCCCGTTAAAAATATCAGTTGTTCCAATAATTTTTAAACCACTATTCAACGTTGTTGCGCCTGTGACACCAAGGGTGCCACCGATTAAACTTGCGCCCGTTGCTCTAAATGTACCCGTAACATCTAAATTATATGAAGGATTTGTATTAAAAATACCAACACCAACCACGCCACCATCGTCAACGCCCCTTAATCTTATATATTCTGAACCATTCGTCCCTAATGCTCCCGACATTTCATTTATACCACGATTAACTATACCTTGAAAATATGCGCCCTGGTCAAAAAAACCAGCATTTGTATTTGTTAGTCTGAGTGTTACAGTTGCACCTGCTGTGTTTTGGGAATGAGCAAAATGAACCTCTTGATTTCCCGTGCCACTTGCAAATAATAAAGGAGAACCAGCAAAAGAACCAACGCCAAGCCTTGTATTAAATGTTCCCGTTGTACCATTTAACCCTCCCGTCAATGTTCCACCTGTCAATGGCAAATACGTTGAAGCCGCATTTGATTGAGTAAGATACGTCGAAGCCGCCGTGCCCGTGCGCAAGTAATTTGTAAGCATGGAAGCCGTGTCAAACCTTGTAACAAGGAAAGTGGTATCAGCAAGTAAACTTGAAGCCGCAAGGCTCAACCCTGCACCCAGCGTCACCTGTCCCAAGTCACCGTCTGCATCTGCACCGACAAGGCGCGTTGGTGCGTCGGTTGTTAAATCCGTAATCCTCACTTCGCCAGCAACCTCAAGGTCACGGTTTGGCGCATTCGTTTTTATCCCTGCTTTTGAGGCTGCTGCAATAGTTGTTCCCGTGCCACTTGCGCCCGTGAAAAATAAAACGTTTTGGTAAACGCCTTGATTTGAGCCATTGTTGGTGGGAAGGTCAACGGCATTGCCAATGGCAACGTTGCCAGCGGCTGCGGCGCGAATGTTATCCGCGGCGTTTCTGCCAATAGCAAGGTTATTTGAGCCTGAAAGTGAATCATTTAAAACTTGTTGAGGACCTGAATTATCTCCTAAAAATATATTATATGAACCTGACCTCAAATAATAACCTGCTTCTCTGCCAATGGCTACATTAAAACCTCCTATTGTATTATATTGACCTGCTTGATAACCTATAAAATTATTTGAAACACCAGTGGTATTTTCAGCTCCCGCCCTTGTGCCAATTAAAACAAGGTTGCTGCCAGTTGTGTTAAATTCGCCAGCACTTGTTCCAAAAAAATTATTATCATTGGAATTACTAAATCTTCCAGCACTTTCACCAAAATAATTATTCCTAAACCCCGCAGTGTTGTATCTTCCAGCATCTGATCCAAAGAAATTATTATCTCTACCTATTGTATTATTATTTCCAGCCAAATTACCAAAAAAATTATTTGAATACCCAATTGTGTTAAAATACCCAGCACTATTACCAAAAAAATTATTTGAATACCCAGTTGTGTTAAAATACCCAGCCAAATTACCAAAAAAATTATTTGATGACCCAGTTGTGTTTGAAGTGCCAGAATTTTCTCCAAAAAAAGTATTATTTATTCCAGTTAAATATTTGCCTCCACCCATCGCCGCTATACTGGTATTATTTGGTAATCTTAAAAATTCGTACAATTGATTACTATTATCATTTTGTCCGCTAATTAATAATGACGCTGGGTTTGCAACTTGCACTACGCTCACATTGTCTAAATTCCCCGTAAACGTAGAAGTTGTAAAACGAAAACCACCCGACGCACTTGTTGGAAATAAAAGAACCACGTTTGCCGTTGTATTGTAAGTTGGTAAAGAAAAAGCTGAATTACCTATTCTTGCCGTCAATGTACCAGCTGAATAACTGCTTAAAGTATATGTAATTTCATACGCATTCCCACTTGTAATAGTCAAGGCTGGCGTGTATGTCAAATCTCCCGTCGCTGCCGTTGCTACCGCCTGTGTTCCATTGAATGTCCAACCTGCTCCGCCTGTCCAATTCGTTGTATCTGCGCCAAATGTTTGATTTGCCACAATAGTACTTCTTACAGGCTCTTGACTATTTTTAAGAATCAAGTTTGCACCCGACGGTACACTTGTCACGTTGATACCAAGTGACTTGTTGGCTGCGCTCCAACGCAAAGCAGTGTCCGAAACAACGCTGCTACTTGAATTAAAATACGCCACCTGCCCACTTGTTCCGCTGATTTGATTATCCCGTGCAAAGGCTGAGGTATCAGCAATATTTAATTTAAGATTAATTCTATTTGACAAAGATACTGTGTCGGCATCGCGAAGGTAAGGCAATAGCATGGAAGCCGTGTCACTAACCAAAAGAACCGCGGTTGTATCTCTCCATAAACTTTGAGATGAATTATAATACAAAGAAGCCCTGTCAACTGGTGAGGTAATACGCACGTCATGAAGCTCACTTAACTTATAACCCGATGCCACCCGTATAGCTATTGTACCATTGTTTACATGGCTATTAATACAAAATCCAATAGGCATATCAATGTTTGGCGCAACGGGTTCAACATCTGTCCAAACGCCTGCCACCGTTGGCGAAGGGTAAAGGATTGCACCAGCCGCAAAGGTATCAGTATTAACCTGTCGTATTTTGCCAAATGAAACAACATACCCATCCTCACCATCTGTCAAATCATGAGCCGTTATTCCAAGTAAATACTTTGCATCTATTGAGCCGTTGGCGATAAATTTAGCAACCGTTATTCTCCCACTTGCCCCAACTGTGCCATTCGCGTAAACAAGGCTGCCTTTGGTAATGGTTGTTCCTGTTTGATTCTTAACCAACCAAAAGTTTTTAAATCCTAATTCATTTGGTACATTGTCGTTCAATCCAAGTACCACGGTTGCCAAATCAGAATCCCAACGCATTTTTGCCGTGTCCACGTTATTTGTGGGAACATTGACGTTGAAAAACAAGGAATCCACGGGCTGAGTGAAAGCAGCCGCGCCACCGCCACCGCCAACTAAAATACTATCCCAATATGTTTGCCTCCAAACAAAAATAGTACCTCTAACAGAATCCAATAATAAATAAGCCTTAACATTCTTATCAACATAAGATGAAGGTTTTGTAATCGTATCGTTAGAACGACCTCTGTAAACTAAACCGTTTCCACTAGTCTGCCATCCTAAACGCTGCTTATTGCCTGTCACTGGATAGGGAATAGAATCAATAGAGGCATAGGATATTCCTGCTACTAATAAAAAAGTAATAACAAGCCCTTGCCGTTTGTTGCCTACTTTGTCAATAGCTTTTCCGATAAACTTCCTGCCTATTCCCATTACTAATTCATTGACTAAAACCTTGGCAATATTCCCAACGGCTTTTAAAAACTTTCTTTCTTTCTTCGGTGCTTTTATTTCTTCCATTATACGATTATAAAAAATATGACATAATTTGAACCATCATAATGAGTAGATGAATCTATAGTAATAACAGAACCAGCAACGGTAAATTGAAAGCTAATAAGTTCCTGACCATTTTGGAAAATTAATAACTGCTCAAGATTTGAAGGCAATACGCCACTATTTTTAGTAACGGTCAAAACGTTAGTATAGCTATCTAAAAATGATTCTTTAAACACTTTTGTAACGCTGCTATTTTGAGTGTTTGGCTCGCTATTTGTCGGTGTAATACTTCCAGTTCCTGCAACACCACCGGCTGAATGATTAGATGTTCTTCCGGAATCAAAATCTAAACCACGATATAATACTGTTTTTTCTGTATAACCCATTATAACTGATCTATAATTTGTACAAATGTACCACTTACTATATCTGTTAGCAAATCTAAGTTAGCACTTTCCATTATGTATGTCAAGCCATCTGTTTCAATAGCTTTATGAGGATACCAAGGTTCGTCTAAATCTAACATTTGAAATGACATACTAACCATTTTCTTTACAGGAAATAATTGACCTTTTATTATTTCATTTACTAACAACTGACTTATATTTTTACCGTCACCAGTATTACCAACTCTCCATCCATTACCATCAGTAATCTGCCATGAATTAGAATCATTTTTAACACGAATTGCACCAGGCGATCCTAACGAAGGGCCATCACCGATAAACACTCTTTTTTTAACACTTATACTACTTGTATCATTATTAAAGGAACCAAATACAACAACATCGTTTTGACCATTTAAATTACCAGCTGCAAGATGTTCCATAAACAAATTACCTAACTCATAAAATTTAAGGTAACTTGTAAGTAAATCAGTATTATTAGCCGTTTGAACTCTTGTTAACATAAATCTTATTCCAACATCGCCACTTTCTGGCATTTGAGGACTTGTCCAATTCACAATTATATTATCAACACTTCCACCATTTGCAGGTAAAGTAGTTGATCCCCCTGGAATAACAAATTTATAATAATTGAATGATTGTTCCCATGATTGAGCAGTAAATGTATGTTGAAAACCATTATAAGAAACTTCTCTTTTTAGCCAATATTTTACATGATTTACTTTAACATAATTGATTTTACCTCTAAATGATGTATTTGGATCGAATGTTAATTGAGCAGTATTTATACAAACAATTCTTTCGTAATATTCACCTGATACATTTACAGTAAAAGTATCACCACCCATTTTTAAAGAAACAGATCCTGCGTCAACTTCAATACCAAATGATACATAATAAGTTTGACCTGATACCGGAGTAAAGTTAGTATATACTAAATTTCCTGTTGCGTTAATTGCATTAGCATACCCTAAAGCATCGCCATTATTATCGGAAAAAAACCATCCAGAGCCTAAAGTCCATGTTGTAATTTCAGGAGGCCGATTTGCAGTTAAAAAATCAATTAAGTTTACCGAAATAGGCCTTAATTCAATTACAAAAGCACCTTCAACAATATGTTCAGCAATAGGTGATACGCCAACTTGACTATCACGATATTTCATTACGCTTGTATAAGTTATTACTGCTTCATTATTATTATAATCTAAATCTTTAGCAGTAAAAAATTCTGTTGCTAAATTATTAAATATTTTACCAGACAATAAATTTACACTTGCAATATGTTCATATTCAATATCCAGGTCTTTTATATGACCATAATAACCCCATCTACCAGATGCAAGACGAATTAATTTAGTATTTACGTCACTATTATCATTTACAATAGATGTTTGAAAACTACTTTGTTGTAATAAAGTAGATGTCAAATAATAAATATTAATAATTACAGCTGAATTTAAATAGCTATTAGGCTGAACCATAAAAAATTTTCTATCGCTAAAAAAGAAACGCATACCTAATGGTATCATCATTCTTTTTAAAACATCATAGCACTTCATATAAGTGATATTGTCTTTAGTATCAATAGTATAAAAAACTTTATGATTAACCCTCATTCTAATTAATGGGTCAATGCTAGATGAATAAGTCCAACTATCTTCATGCCAATTAAAAGCTGATGCTAAAACACCAGTATTTATTCCATAAATTGACGGAACGTAAGTTATTTTTTGTAAACAATTATTTACATGATTTATAATAGTATCATCACCTTGATAAACATCATAACCATCAGGCTTATAATCTATACCTTTTAGCCAACCAATACCATCAACCGCGTTTATATCATAAAAATACCCTACAGACAAAGCAACGTCATCGTATTCAACAAGATCTGCTAAAATATAACCATACCAATAAAAATTAGGTGCGTCACTGGTATCATAACCTGTCAATCTAATTGTAAATCTACCTTCAGGGCTAACTAAAAAGTCAGTAAGAAATTGCTCTTTAACATTGTCGTTTATTAAAATACTAAATTTAAAATTAGACGCTATGATTGGTGCGTATCTTTCTAATCCATTTTCTACATCTGATTGCCAAGTTATACCAGCGTTTATAACGTCAACCGTACTTGTAACACCTGAAAAATTAGCATCATCTATAACAAGATAATATTTACGACCTTTTTCTGAATAAAACGTAGAAGTATATCGTGCTGCCATTATCTTATTCTTGTATTTACATTTCTTGCTTTTTCCATAATAACCAATAAATCACTTCCGGCAACTCTTGTAGTCAATACGTAAGGATCACCACGACCTACATCACCTAACATACTTTTAAGTTTAGATAACGGAGCAATAACTTCTGGGTCATAACTTGCACCACGGTTATCACCTACAGTTGCTAAAGTAGGGCCAAACGCTAAACCTCCTTTTGCAAGTTTTACTGAATCCATTTTTGATTTTAAAAAGGATACAGCAGCAATTCCTAAACCTATAGCCAACATCGTACCAAATGGCCCTGTTCCATCAACTATTGATTTTTTAACCATTTCAACTAATAATAATTGCAAGGCAGCATTTACCGCATCTAACATTACGCTTACAAATGTTTTTCCAAATGATAATATGGCATCTTCTCCACTTGCTAAGGCAGTTCCCAATGCTACAAAACTTTCAGCTAAAGCATTACCTAATTTATCGCTTAATGCATCTCCTACACTATTTATAGCATTTTTTAAACCCTTAAAAGCGTCTGTTAATGTGTAAATTGATTCTTTTGGTACATTTTTAATATTATCATAATATTCCTTTACAGCTTTTTTACCTTCATCTAATAATCTTTGATTAATTAAACCTTGCAATTCACCACCAGCAAGAGCATTTTCTATAGATGGTGTCATTATATCTAATGTTTCTTTTTTTGCATTTATATCAACATTTCTATAATCAGCTTGTGTTTGTTCTGGGTTTTGTAGTGGTTTAAAATCAGTCCAAGAATCTATTTTTTCAAGTTCCTTTAGAGCAGATATTACTGCTTGAATTTCAAATTTTACAGACCTAATTTGTTTTGCTAATTCCTCTGCACCATCAGAATTTTTACCATAAAGCAAAACTTGATCTTCATATTGTTTTTCAAGGTTTTTTAAAGTTTCTTGTAATTGCTCGTATTTTGTTTTTGCCTTATCTAATCCAGTAGAAGTTTCAGTGTCACCAAATAATTTATCATCTAAAACAGGTACATCACCTAATAATTTATTTAATTCTTCAGATGTTTTTGACCACGCTGATTCTATTACAAGGCTTTCTTTTTTTATTTTTTCTACCTCTTTAAATAAAGATTTTATTTTTTGAGTATTTGAAGCTGCTTCTATTGCCGTTAATGGATTTAATCCTACTTTACTAATTTCCTGATTCCTTTTTCTTAATTTTTCTATTTCAAAATAAGCTTGTTTTTCTCTATCTAATAATTGAACTGATCTTTCAAGTTGTTTATCAGCAACCCCTTGTAATTTCATTATTTCAAACTTCTTCGCTAATTCTACATTTAAAACCTTCATTACTAAAGACATATTATTTAAATAGTCTTGTTCGGTTTTTAAATCAGGAAGATATTGTCCATATTTATCTTTTATATCATTAATTAATTTTAATCTTAATTTATTACTTGTATTAGTATCGTTTATAAGTTTAAAACTAAATTCTAATTGTGTTATTTCTTTCTGCATTTCTCTTGCAGAACTTGACAAATAACCAGACAAATCATCTATAGGTTTGTTTGCCTGGTAAACATTATAAGCAAAAAGAGCTATTGCGGCCGCAGCTGCTAAAGCAATAGTAACCCAACCACCTGTAGTAATTTTAATAATTCCTGTAAGTTGATCATACGTTGACATAAACCTTATAAGTCCACCAAATGCCATCGTTAATGTACCAACGGCACTCATTATTTGACCAATAACCCAGGCTAATGCACCACCAATAGCTATATATTTGGCAGTTATGACAATTAATTCTTTTGTTCCTTCGCTAAGACCACCCCAAAATATTAAAAGGTTCTCTATTCTATTTGTAATGCTTTTTAATACACCTTCTAAATCTATATTTTTTAAAATAGCTTTACCTAATTCTACTTGAGCAAATTTAAGACTGTCTTTAAAGTTATCTAAATTATTTCTTAATCCACCAGTAGCCGCTATAACCGCAGGTAATGTTTGCAAAGCACCAACCAAACGCATATTAAAATCTTCGGCAGCAATGCCAGTTGCCCTTACCTTTTCTATATTTCTTGTACCAAATGCTTTTTCTAATGCATCACCAATCAAAGGAACATTCTCTTGTAAAATACCAAAATCCTCTTGAAGGATTCTGTTTTTACTAATCATTTGAGTTAACTGTTTTGTAACAGAGGCAAGGTTTACCGCACCACCACCACTTGCAGCAATAGCTGTTCCAAAACCAATTAATGTTTTTCTAGCTTCTTCGGCAGTTAAACCCACCGCTTGTAAATTAACAGATCCCCTAACCGCTTCTTCAAATCCTAATCCAGGTAATTTAGCTGCCTCTTTCAACTTTACCATTTCACCAGCAGCCGCATTAGCACCACCCATTATACCAGACAATGCTCTTTCTAAACTATCAAAATCAGCAGCAGCATTTACGGCAGTAGCTCCGATTGCCATTAATGGGGCAGTAAAACCAAGACTGATACCACGCCCAACCGCAAGTGACTTTTGGGAGAAAGCAGTTATGTTTCTACCAATAGTCTTTAAACTCCTTTCAAATGGAGTAGCATCAGCCCTGATTTTTATACTAAGTATTCCTGCCATTATTTTATTTTTTCTCCGACACTTTTAGTTTTTATAACACCATCCATAAATTTCATCATGTCGTAGTCTTTTACAGTCAAATCTCTCTTCTTTGTTTTTCCATCCCAATCAAATTTAATTAAATCTGTTGGTTTAAGGTTAGAAGTTTTTGACGTATGAGGCATAACATTCCAATATGCCATAAACCTAGTTTGTTCCCAGGTTCTTTTGTATTCCGAATCTTTGTTATCAAAATGACCTTTAATCTTTATTAATAATTCTCTAAAGTCAAATTGATTCATTTCATCCGGTGTCATCTGTAAATCACCCAAACACAACCTCTCTATATCCTCTACCTCTAAAACTTTTGTATTTGGGTCACTTATTTTTTTTCGTTTGATTTTTCACCTCCCATACTTTCTGATAACAATTCACTAAATTTATTAACCATATTATAATCGTCAATAAGTTCAGCAAATGTTTCCAAAGTAAATGGATTTGGTATGGCTTCTCTTTTGTATCCATTCTGTACACCTAAATACAATACCTCATACAATAGAGTTAAATCGTCTTCAAGTGCTTTAGAAAATTCAGAAAATTTAATTTTTTTCTGTTTAAGGAATAATGACAAAGCATAACCACCAATTTTAAATGGTATGTCTTTGTCTTCAATTTTTACATAATTTACAGAGGTCATAAAAATAATTTAAAAGTTAAAGGCTAAAGGGAGCAAGATTTTTCCTGCCCCCAAAAAGCCTCATGTAAATATTATGCGCCAGTTGTTTGAACTGCTTCATTAGAAAATTGACTTGTACCAGCAGAGTTTATTGCGGCAACTCTGAAAGTATATGATGTTGCAGCAGTAAGCTCACCAATACCTGTTGTAAACTGTTGACTTGTAAAAGTTCCTGCAAAAGTTTGATAATCATTAACAGTACCAGAAGTAAGTCTGTATTGAATATTGTAATTAGTTAATGCAGGAAAACCTACTTGGGAAGGAGCGGTCCAATTTAATTGTATTCTTTGTCCTGTAACTAATGCTGTTGCAACCAAATTTGTTGGAGCAGCTAATACAGAATTTGTTACTTTAGTTACAGCACCATTAATTCTTAAAGAAGCTGAAGCTGTTACGTTTTCTTGATTAGCTGAATTAAGGGACAAACTTTCAATAAACGCAGTAAAAGTGTAAATAGAATCACCAAGAACATCTGTAGTATAAGTACAAACTATTGCTGATCCATTATTCCAGCTATCAAATAAAGTATTGAATTTTACGTTTGCACTTGTATCACCTACATCGGCAAATAATAATTCAGTAGAGAAAGTTGCAGATTTTTGACCTGGTGCAACTTCAACCCAAGCAGACGTATTGTCTTTGTGCGCGATTTCTCGCATTGCTCTTGTTAAATCTAAGGTATCAGATGTTGAATATGCAACTGCAACATCACCTACATATAAACGTAACAAAGAACCATTTACAATTCCTGTAGTTGGCATGATTATTTTATTTTAGTTTTGTTTTTAATTGGTTTGTCTTCTAAATCAAATTCTTCTTCTTGCTCCTCTTGCATTGAATATAATTCACTTTCCGGAACAATAATTGGAACATAAACCATTTCTTTTTCAGGTTCTTGCTCTCGTTGTGGATATACCTCAACATTTTGACCATGATATTCTTCTGCAATGCCTAAATTAATAAGCTGGTTTGCTTTTGCATTTAATACATCACAAACATTTCCTACAACAAAACTATCATAACTCTTAATGAATATTATTCTCATACATTATTGATTTTAAACATATAATCTTGTACCATCCAATATATTTTATCCTCCATAATAGGATCTCCATTTGCTTCATCCTCAAATATAACCCAATCAACTTTTACATTAGAATAAACACCTCTTTTGTTGTCAAGTGCAATTCTCAATGCGTCGCCAACATTTTGAGTAGTATCATAATTTTTAGAATAAATAAAAAAGTTAATTTTAAATTCATCTTTAGGGCTAATTAGGTTTTTTACTCTTGTTGGATTTGTGTTTACTTTAGTGTAGGTTATATATGGGTATGTAGCTTCCATTGGTGCTTCTTCTGGATAAATCCTAGTTCCAATTAAAGTAACTAAATTAGCGTTAGCTGCTACCATTGAATAAATTACATTGCCAATATTCATTACGTTCTAGTATAAGTTAATCCAGCATTTCTAGTTTCTCTTTCGATGATTTTTTCTGCACCATTAATTATAATATCTCCTGTTCTTTTTTCTGCCTTTATAAAGCCTTGTAATAAAGCCTTGTTTCTAAATTCATTTGCACCACCAAATACGAAATTTGCGTAATAAGCATCTGATTTATTTATGCCGTCAAATGGGCCTTTATCCATTTTAGTTGGATACTGTTTTAATGGGCCAATTACAATAGTGTCCTGCCTTCTTAATCTAGGCTTAAAAGGATTTAAAACCTTTACACTATTTCTTAAATGACCTGCCTTATAGGTAACTTTAATCCTTCTACTAGATTTTTTACTCTGTATATACCTGTAGTGTTCTGGAAACCTATAAATTGGTATTTGTGGCTTAATAGCATCAACCATTGGTTTAGAAGCATTAGTAATAATACTAACCTTATTTTGTTCCCAATCCCTCATTGCATTAGTTCTTAAATGTTCTAATGCCTTCATTACATCTTTGTCATAAATCTGCAAGTTCATTGCATATTCTCTACTAACAAATTTACCGCCTTGTTCGGCTAATCTTTGTTCGTTTCTTGCTCTTGCATAAGCAACTCCTCTTTCCGTATGTACAAATGAAGCAGGTCTTCTAGGCATATTAGTAACTTGTTCTAAACGTTCCTAAACAATCCATAAATCTTCTATCATTGCTTACTTCAATTCTTTCGACTTGAAATAAATCATTACGATATAAAAATCTACTTTTTATTGTAACATTTACGTTGTGACGAATAGTAAATAATATTTTTTGCTGACCAACAATTTTATCAGCATCTTCTTCTTCAAAACCAGTTTTATAATCTACAGATGCCCATAAAGTAGCTATGTTAGTATAAGTTTCTGATTGAAAACCACTGCCAGATTGAGATATTGTTCTATTTTGTAAAACAACTCTTTCTCTCATTTTGCCAACAATTTCACTTTTATTATACCCAATCATACTTATACCTATTTAGCATTATATCTGTAGCAGTTGGCATTTTATGTACTGCATCACCTCTATTATCATACATAGACGCAACTAATTTTAAAATTGCGATTCTAATGTCTGATGGACAATCTGTAGCGTTTATTCCGTAACCAGCAGTATATGTAATCGTCACATCATTTAATGATAAATAAGTGTCTGGAAAATCCTGATCTACCGCTTCTCCGATAATACCTTTATAGGTATCTACTTCGTATAAACTAGGTGACAATGTTTGCAATATACCATTTTCATCTAAATAAGTAATTGACGTAACGCCAACACAAGGGTAAACTAACAATTTAATTACGTTTTCATAATCAGTAGCTACTTTGTAACTTGAAGGAAAACGCTCTAATCTTTGTACAATAGTTTTGGTAAGCGTAGATATATTTTGCCTAGATTCTACCGCTTGTCTGGCAGCTTTAAGCATTGTGGCAATAAGAGCATCATCAGTTGAATCATCAACTTTCAAATAATTTTTAACTTCCGCAGAAGTCCATAACTCATTTGTCTGATCAACTGTTACTCTCCAGGGTTTCATCTTTTAATTGCCTTTTTGGGTTTAGAATTAATTTTGGTTTCAATTAAAACTGCATTTTCTTCTACAGTAACTTTACTTTCAAAAGATTCTGCTATACCTGCTTTTATTAATTCATTTGCCGTAACGTCATTTAATTCAGCCACATCCCCCTGAAAATATCCAAGGGAATGTGGTGAACCAGATGGCGATTTAATAAACCGCACTCTCATATTATGGGTTTTTAGCTACAAAGTACGCAGTATATTTTGTTGACTGCGTACCAACACCAGTCAACACTAATCTATATTTAGTTCCACCAATTATTGCATCTTCATTAGATTGCACTAAACCGTTTGTGTTTAATGTGTCCAATGTTGCGACGCTTGTATAATCGGTAGAGCTAGCAGCCTGCAACACTGTAGGCAAAATATAAGTAGTACCCGACAAGTTAGTAGCTACTACGCTCCAATAACCACTCCACGGACTAAGTAAACTTACCGGAATAGTTATTGTGTCTATTTCAGTATTGGTTATTGTGTCCGTTACTGAATAGCTGTAAAACGTACTAGATGCATCGTCATAATTAGCATCTAAAGTTTTGCTTCGGTCGTTTTTAAATGCCGTCAAACCAATGGCAGCAAAAACAAACAAACCTATTAAAATATTCTTCATTTTATTAAGATTTATATGCCAGTAATATCCGCATCTTTAATTGCGGCAAATGATTGAGCATGACGAACAGCAGCATCCCACCATGAGTTAACAACAATGGTAACTAAAGCATTTTTAGAAGATGAATAAGGATCAACCACAACATCCAAACCAGCCCATTGACCAATAAGCAATTCTGCAAAGTTTCCGAAAATTACTGAATGCAAATTAGTGCCACCGCCTTTAGTTAAATT